TTCCATCCAAAGTTTTCCTCAAGTCTTACTAGCAGCTTGTCTAACCTTTCGTTGTGAAGCTTAAGAGTATTGAGGGAGATTTGTGTTTGCATGTTCAAAGAAAGCTGGCATACGTGCAGCTTTGGTGGCATTAAATTCTGGTGCTCTACCTTCATACATCAAACGATCACTCGCATCGAGCCAAAATTTTTTGCTCAAATATTTATCGGAATGTGTCATCTGTAACGGTTGCATTATCCAGTTAATTGTTGCCTTCCTCAGTTTGTCTAAGGAAGGACTAGGAGTTAGTCCAAGTTCAGCACATACAAGGCTATTAGTAGCCACATGTATCTGCTCATCTCTTGATATATCTGCACTAACAGTTCTTAAACCAGCATCACCATTAAACCTAAAGAAAGGTAGGAGAACAAAAAATATTGCTCTTTCAATTACCAATGCTTTAAGTATGGTGTGATCTGGGTGGGCAATCCATGCTTCTTTAAGGCGCAGTGCCTCAGCTTCAGCTTCATCATCCACGCCTATAGCGTTAGCGATATATCCAAGAGCTAAGTCATGGTTGTCTTCATCTTTTATGTTTGATTCCAAAAGCGTTCTACTTTTCTCAGGAATCTCAGAGAGTGAATCAGATACAAACGCGCCAACTGGACATTCCATGTTGCGTACAGCGAGAGCACGGTACACCGTTTCTTCTGCGCCATATTTAAGTTTTCCTTTGGTGGTTTGGACCGGTGTCCATTTTCTTTTTCTGCTTAATAATTTTTCGTAGGGGTTCATTGTTGACAGTCACAAGCTATTTCATCAGGTTTGTTGCTCATTATTTCTGCCAAGTAATCATCAACTTCGGATTGATCTAGTGCAGCATATGCATCAGACTTATCTTGAGTGTCGCCCATTACTTGTAGAGAATAATAGAGCGAAGTCTGTGGACTCGAAAGCCACTCTTCGATAAATGCTTCATCGTAAGTCACCATGTCGCTCCAAGAATTGAAGCTATAGCCATGAAGCAATCCAGTTCTATCTAGCATGATCATTATTTGATCTGCTACTTTTTTATATGTCTCCCATCCAACCTCGGATGCGATTTCTACGTTGCCATATTGAACTTGTTCTACCCCAAATGTACCTGAATCTCTATCAACTGTTCTTGATATAGGAGGTGCGATCTCAGGAGTTGCTGTAAAGCCATTGAGATCTCTACTTCTATAAGAACAACTAGCTGTCGGAGCTATGGCAAATGCTCTTTCCATCTTGTGTTCTTTAGCTATGTTGGCTGCTTCAATTACGCCCAAGTAAAGTTCACGAGCAGCCAGTCCCGCGTAACCTTCGTAGCTTCTGCCTTCATTGATGGCTTCCAAAGCTTCGCCAAACTGGGCGTAGGTAATCTTGTTATTTGCTAAGAAGTTGGCTAGACCTAAGAGTCCGAATCCAACTTGCCTGTCGATATCTGGCGCAAGATATTCTCCAGACTTGTCAATCCCTGTCCGACTATGGAGCTGGCACAAATCTGACATACCTTCACGCATACCTTCTCGTATGTCGCCGATACGACAGGCTGACATATTAAGGTGCTGTAAGAGGCACGTTCCGCGTGAGGGCAAGTAAACCTCAAGACAGACGTTTGAGTAGATTCTATTTCCTTGTTCATCATGTTTTATTTTGTTGAGCCAAATGTCTCCTTTGGCAATTCCTTTAATAACTGCTTTCTTAACTCTTGGTTCTGCATCAGCCCACCAGTCTTGGGTAAGGTCAACACATCTTTTAACCCATGGGAGTTCTTGTCTGGGGACTTGCACGAAGTCAATAATATTGGCGTGGTTAATATCAAGATGGAGAACACACGCACCATTACGGTACGTACCTCCGCGTCTAAGTATTTCATTTAATGTTGAATAGATTTTGGCAAATGAGACGGGTCCTGATGCAACGAGAGTATCAGTTCCCTTAATTGTTTTTGTTCCGCTGGGTCTAAGTTGCGACAGGTGGACTGCAACGCCTGCTCCATATCTGAGAGCATGCGATACAAATCTCCAGCTTGCTTCGATTCCATTGGGTCCTTCCATTGAATCTTCAACTACGAAGATTGTGCATGATACGGGCAGACGTGATGTTGGATTATCAATCCATGATTGGACTCGACCAGTCCGTGCGATTTTGTTAGCCATTAATGAGTGAATGTAAATTAGGTTTTTTATAGTTAGGTCCTTTTAATATCTTTCCGTCTTCTCTTAATATTGGTTTTCCATCTTCATCTAATTTTGATAGGTTGCTTTGATGAATAAGCTCTAAAGCTTGATCTAAATCCCATCCCATGTTCACTGCATATTGATAGCAGACATAAACAAGATCAGCTAACTCTTTGAGACACTCTTCTTTAAACTTGTTGTTGTCTCTAAACAACATACCCTCAGCTTCCATAAACTCTTGGTACTCCTCAGTAATTAAACTGGTTTGGTATTCTCTTACTGGTTTACTGTCAGAGTTTTGTATGTTGTACAGGGTTCTAAACTCTTTGGCTTGTTCTAAATTCGATCTCATTTTGTAAGTAGTGGACTGCTTTTTGTAAATCTTCTATGTCGTTATCTTTATGACCTGCTCTACATGTATATTTAATTACGTTTCCAAGGTGGAATCCGAGTCGTTGGTCTCTAATAAAATCCCAAACATTAATGGAACCTCGTTTGTAGTATGAGGGTCCTTGGTCGTTGGTGGTTTCGGCCATTTATCTATAAGGTTTTTAATACAATTTGATAAGACAAAAGCTTGCTCCTGTAATGCCATCATTACTATTGCAATGTCTTCTTTTCTTGTCTCTGGTTTAGCTAGTTGGATTTCAAGCTGACGTAGCTTCAGATCCTGCTCCATCGTCAATTCGGTAATCGGTTTTGGGGGTCCAGAGTATCGGTTCTTTTTTGTCATGGTCGTAATCGTCAGTAGTAAGTATGCGAGCAAGTTGTGCATTAACTAATGCATCTTTTTCAGTCATGTCTTTTTCTTCAAAAGTTTCTACCACTGCTTTCCATGTGTAGCCTTTTTGTTTGAAGATCTGTTCGGCACGTTTGATACCAATTCCTGGCACACCTGAGTAGCCATCTGTGTTGTCGCCAGCGAGTGTCTGTATTAGATGCCACTTAGCACCTTCTATAGGAGTAATCTCAACTGTCTCTTTAAAGTCATATAATTTTCCAGGAATCTGTCTCATATCTTTATCAGGTGAGACAATTATGTTGCCTTTGTACTTAGTTGCATAGATACCTAAAGTATCGTCTGCCTCTAAAGTATCCTTAATGATTACTTTGTACTCAAGCTTAAGGTTATTTATGACCCTTTTGAATCCACAGGGCTTTTTTCTCTGTCGATGACCTTTATATTCCGGTAAGATTTTTTTCCTAAAATTATTAGGGCTTGTAAAGAAGAGAATCATCTCATCAAACTCACCTAATTCTTTCTGTATTTTGTCTAATTCACGTTTTACGCATTTATATGCATCAGTAAAATTAGAAGTTACTACGATTAAATCTTCACCAAAATCAATCTCCGTTTCTGTCGATGCACAGCATTTATATACTATGTAATCGGCATCTATTAATAATTTCATAAACTAATGTACTTCTGCCCAATTCAGTCCAGTCTTTGACTCTGCTGCTATTGGACATCTTAAGTTGTAATATTCTCCTGCCAATCTTGCTGACTCTTCTAATATGCTAGACAATATTTCAGCTCCATCTGGAGTTGTTTCATATTGCAGCTCGTCATGCACGAATGCCAATTGATGAGTGTGTTGATGGTGTTTAGTACCATCATTAGCTATAACCATCCAACGCTTTGCCACAATTCCGGCAGAACATTGAAGAAGGTAATTTAAAGCTTTGTGTGGGCTATCAACTAAGACTCTTCGTCCGTCAATTGCTATGAGCCACCCGTTAGTAGACTTAGTTGAAACCGCTCCCAATAAGTCAGCGAGACCTTCGATTGCAGAAACAAACGCTTCTCTAATTTCCTTGCCTTTCTTTTTAGCTTCATTGGGTTTGAGGGTGTTATCATAAGAGGTTCCAATTTTTTCATTACCCGCTCCATACAAGAAGGCATAAGTGACAGTCTTAACTTGTCGGCGAGTGATTCCTATTTTGTCTGCGTTAACTTGATGAATATCATCATTGAGTAATATGTCGGCATATCGACCTCCGTCATATCTACCTAAGTAATGAGCCAACATTCGTAGCTCTATTCCAGATAGGTCAGCACCTACCATTACTCTTCCAGTACTTGCTGTAAATAATTCTCTAAATTCTTTGTCAGCAGGTACTTGCGCTAAGTTCGGTTTACGATGAGCACATCTAAATGTGTTCGTACTAACCGAGCAGTGATGATGTATACGACCTTTAGTCGTAACAAGCCTGTTCCATGCGTTCACGCCTTCGGATATCATTCCAAGCTTCTTCTTTATCGTCAAACATTTCGCACATAGTTTGGAGAAGGGAATATCTATCTCCATCAATGTAATCTCGTCTATAATTGGTTTCCCAGTCGTAGTGGTCTTGCTCAATTTGACTTTGAAATGAGTCTTCAGAATCCATGCTATGTGGTCTCGTGATGTTGGGTTAAACTCCTTTATTCGTTGTATTTCACATCCTTCTCTATATCCTTGTGTTGCGTTATCTCGTTTAGGAGTGAACAACGATCCTGCAACGAAAGGGAATTGTCCTCGAAGTATTGCTTGAGTTTCTTCCATCTCGCTTCTGAGAGATGACTCAAGTTCGAGAGCTTTTTGTTCATTAAATTGCCATCCATGTATTTCTTGTTCAGTTAATATTTGTGCGACTCGATGTTCTAATTTACACGAGTCATCAAGGGGCGGAAGTGTTCGCATAATTTAGTTGTTACTTGTACGTCTTGTACGCAATAATCTTGCATTTCTTGTGACCATTCTTTCCAGTCACTTGTTTTACCAAACTCACCTTTATATTCACCAAGGCGGTATCCATAAGCTTCTAAAGAATGTCTTCCATATAGTTGTAATGGCATCCTTTCTATGTTTCTTCGCTTATCTATCTCCATCATGTTTGGATGATATAACCTAGATAAGACAAGAGTATCGACAATATTATTACAAGGCTGAAACCAAGAATAAGTTTCCCGAAGAACAGGTATATCGTAGCCAATAATGTTATGACCAATAATGACATCAGCACTGGTGAGCCAATGCAAAGCCTCCGTGATCGGGTAGCAGTCATTACCTTGATTATTAAATACGAACGTCTTTTCCTTTTGGGAGTCGTATATGGCGATGCAATGTATCTCAGAAACGTCATGTAATAGTCCGTTAGTTTCGCAATCAAATACCAGCATTTGTTTTTCCGACATATGTTTTATCTTTAAACTTTGCTTTCTTTTTTGCTTCTTTTGTAGGTGGGTTTGGTTTCTTCAGCTCAGAAGTCTGTGCTGGGATTGAAAATTGGGTCCGTAGTTTCATTGAATTTACAGGTGGTTTTGTTGTATTTCAATTGAGCAGCCACACCTGTCTCACCTGAGTATCTATTCTTTAAAACTCTTAATGTTGAGACATCATCGGGGTTCTGCTGATCGCGTTCTAGAGCTAAAACTGTGTCAGACAATTGGCTAATAGAGGCTGATCCTCTTAACATTCCAATTGAGACTTTCTGTCCGTCTTCTATTGCTTTATCTCCTTGCGCTCTTCTTAAGTGAGAAACTAAAAATAATTTAATTCCTGTACGTTCAACCAGACTCCTTAAGTTAGTCATGGTTTGATCTATCATTCTTCTTTCATCTCCATCTAATCCACTAAGTAATATGGATAGGTGGTCAAGGAAGATTACTTTTATATCTAAGCCCAGAGCCATATATTCAATACGACTGTAGATAATATCCGCAGATAAACTACCAAAATGGTCGTATAAATAAAGGTTCCAACCAGAGATAGTGGAATCATAAGCATCTTTTAAGGTGGTATATTCATGTTCGCCAAGGTGCAGGGCTTTACCCACAGCTACCGACATAAGTCCTAAAGCTGTTCGCCTGTTAGATTCTTCTAATGCGATGTACCCGACTTTAGTTCCTGTATTTAATAACTCTGTTGCAAGTTGTCTACAGAATGTAGATTTACCTTGCCCAGTACCAGCTGTAATAGTTGTAAGTTCTCCATAGCGTATGCCATGAGTCATAAACTGTAGTCCAGGAAAGGGATATTCGTGATTACAGGGTGGGCTTGGAGTAGTTACTTGCTCTAGTAATGACTTCCCATCTACTATCCCATCGGGTTGATATTCTTTAGCATCCCAGATAGCTCTTCTAATAGCGTCTTTATCGTTCGCTTGTAAGGCATCTGATGCATCTTTGTATTGTTCAAGTCTTGCGATCTTAACTTTACCCAAAGGGAGGATGGTTGCTGCCTGTTCGGTTGCTCTCCTTCCTGCTTCATCGTTATCGAAGAATAAGACGATCTCCTCATATCCTTGTAATAAAGGTATTTGTTTCTGAAGATCTTTTTTGGCTGACGCTGCCCCATGTGGTAGCGAGACCATCGGCCAGTTCTCCATAGCCTCATAACAGCTCGCAGCATCTAATTCACCTTCAGTAATAACAATACGTTTACCAGTACTAGGGAATAAATGCTGACCAAATAAGGTGTCAGTGGAAACTCCTTCATATTTAAATTTCTTTAACTTGTCTTTTGTTTTAAATCCACATATTCGTCCAGAACTGTCGAAATAAGGGAAGCGTAAGTGTGTGTCATCCCTGTAGATTTTGTATTTTTCGCAGGTTTTTTCGCTAATTCCTCGTTTTTGCAGCCTTTGGGCTGATCCTTTAAAACTAACATTGCTTTGCATTTGATGAGTGTGTTGTGTGTCGTTGCCTTCTGTATAGGTTTGGCAACTAAAGCAGTAGCTGTGACCATCCGTGTATATGCCATTAGCATCGGATGATCCACATTTACTGCATGGTTCGTGTCGTATAAATTCGCTTTCGGTCATTTCAACCAATCAATAGGTATGGCGTGATAAGCACACCATTTAATTCCGTAACGAGAACACCATTTGGCGTACGTTGTTTTGGAGCGTTTACTAATCTTTTTATATGGGTCTTGAAAGACAATTCTTAAGTCTATATCTGGATTCTCAGCTATTACTTGTCGAATTTTACGGCGGTCTTCAGGTCGCCAATATCCTTTCGTTTCTAAGATAACTCCGTTTGGGAGAATAAAGTCAGGCGTGTATAGGTGCTGAATAGTATAAGGAAAACTTTGTCCCTCATATTCATAATCAACACCCAACTCACATAAAAGATCAGAGACTTTTTCCTCTAATCCTGATTTGAACATTAGAAGTCATCATCTACAGTAACTTCTTCTGAAGGTGTGACGTTAGGGTCATCAGTTTTAAAGCCTTGTGTCTTACCAAATAGTTCAGCAACACCGCCTTCATCTAAATCTCCTGTATCTACACCAGCTCCTGATTGAATAGAGACAATCTGTACACCAGACAACTTAAGCGATGTTCCATAAGTAACGCCATCTCTAAGTATGTAAGGTTTCTGATGGAATCCAATTTTTACCTTGGAACCTTCATAAACAGGTGTGTCCTCATTTGTTATTGGTGTACCTTCTGTATCGACAACAGGTGGTTTCTTATCATCAGCCCATGAGAACTTAATAATATATTTCCCATCAGCTACTTCTTCCCAAGGTTCAGGTCTAAGTGTTGACCTCTTTGGATTCTTTAACTTTGACTCTGCCCATTTAAGACAGTCAGCTCTCTCAGTTTCAAGAGCATCAACTATGTCCTGACCGACAACAGCCTTAAGTGAATAACCAAATTTACTTGGTCTTAATATCGCCTGATAACCTTCAAGGGTTACAGGATCTTTTGTTACGTGTATGTTTTTCATTAACAGAAAAAATAAGTGGATTCAATCACGGATTCTGGTTGTAAGTCTCCAATGATCGGTGGTTCAGTCTTTGCATTAATTGCTTTAGCAAAGTCTTTTAAAAAATCATGCTCCGCAAACAGGTGCATGTATGTGTCTCGTACTAACGTGGATAGGTTGGTCATATCTGTAGCTCTACATAGAACTGAATCATGTATTAAAGCTATAGGTGCATTAAATTTAGTAGCACTTAGATGTAACAAGCTGGCATCCAATGAGTGGATTAAGTTTGGTGCTGTAGCATTCTTGTGATGTCTAAGGTCTACGCCCTTCTCACCATCTATAACTTTTATCCGACAACGACCCATTAACTGTAGTTCAACATTCTTATAGTCGTATTTCATCAGTCTTTGATTAACTGTAAAATCAGATGGAGTTGTCCATGAAATTGACTTAGCTCCCTCTTTTATAGCATTAGATACTTCTGTCTCTATCCATCGCATAACCTTCATAGGTCCTGGTACGACT